ATAGAGAATATTGAGCTGACAATTTTCATAACTGTGTAAATCTCCAGCTAAGACAACATCCCAGCCGCTAAAAATATTTAAATCTACTTCTGGGGTTACATGTGGTGGAATAGCTCCACGAACATGTGTACATAATATTTCTCCGCCTTCTGGCCACGGATTAGCCTGTTCAAAATCTTTTAGTTTATTGTAGGGAACAAACTCAATACCATAGTCACTATAGTAATCGTCTACTACAATAACTTTTCTGTTCATTTTATTAGTAGCTTTAGCCAAATTAGTCATAAAAGTTGTAGACTTTTTAACGGCTTCATGATTACCACTATAAATAATTGTATTGATATTACAGTGACTAATCATATCAAAGTAAATCTCTAACTCATCCATACTAGGTAATTTATCAAACACATCTCCGCCTATAACAAATAAGTCGGCTTTAGTTTGTTGTTCTGCTAGTTGCTGCCACAATAAATTGTATCTATTTCTAGCCCAATCTTGTGGTACATTTTTTTGTCCTAATTTTATGTGTATATCTGCTGTAAATAGTACGTTCATTGTAGCTCCAAATAGAATGGCCCAGTAACCTAAATTACTGGGCCACATATTAACCTAATTCTTTGATAGCTTCTTGCTCTGATGCATCACCACTGTCATCATCTTGAGCAGTGGTAATCTTTTCTAGTAGAGCTTTGACTTCATCTGCTGTAGGTCTTGGAAACTTTTCATCAATGTTTTGTGCACTATCAGCTGCTGCTCTTTCGCTGTCACTAAGGGCACGAGGCTTGCAACGTAATACTTGTAGTGTATATTCAACATTAAATGCAAGTGGGCCAGTTTTATTACGCTTAAATACTACGTCCCAACCTGTATCATAGTCTGTAGGATCACCTAAATCTTCTGCTGCTGTAAGAATTTGTTCAAACAATTTCTTTTTAAGATTTAGTGCCTTAACACGACCATCTTTAGGATCGATACAATTAATTGAGTAGCTCCAGCTGCATTTCAAATCTGGAAAATAATCGGGCACATGATCTTTTTCTAGATTGTCAAACTTCTCTTTGTCACGGCTAAAGGCCAAGCACTCGATAGGAATATCCTTGTTATTAGTGCCTTTAGTCCAGTAAATATAACGTGGCAAAACTCCGCCAACTAGTCTAACGGTATTTTCACCGTCTTTATATTCGTAAGTTTCTACTTTGTTTGTAGCTGCTTTACCTTTTGTTTGTTTAAAGCTAAGTGCCATTTATTCCTCGTATTTGAAATATAATTTATTGTTGTCAATTGTTAGTAGCGGATTGTATTTTATTGCGTCTATTTTTAGGTCTGGATAATAAGATAAGTCTAAGTGTTTGTAACCTAAATCTATGTATTGCTGATAACTTCTACGTGCCGCTAGTTGTATATACTGCGATTTAAATAGTATATCTGTGTTACGATCAAAGAATAGTTGTCCTGGACTAGTTAAATAACTACTACCAGATAAGTTATGTTGAAATCCTTTGTAATATGCTTCAAGTATTTCAACTAATTTTATTGCATCACCTTTTGCTAATTTTAGCAATTTATCAAGGCTGAAACGAAAACTTTTTCTTTGATTCATAATATATTATAACACAATACACTAACTACTACAAGTTAAAATTTCTATACCGATATAGTTTCCCAGCCTTTTTTCATGTAAAGACCTAGCCTATCAGTATTTTGCTTTTTATCAGCCCATCCACTAAATTGAATGTCTACTACTATAGGGTCTAACTTACCTGGATGTGGTCGCATAATACGGCCTACAATCTGTTCTAGTAAACTATCATTACTCATTGGTACTGCTAAGATAACGCAGCTAAGTATGTTGATTGAGATTCCTTCACTGAAGATTTGACGGCTACCAGCAATGCACATTTTTGCTTTGCTGAGGATTTGTTCTTTTGCATATTGCCGTTCTTCAAAGCTGGTGTCGCCAGTAACCAACAAACACGTTTCTCCAACATATTCTTTTACTTTCTCCAAAAATTCAACACGATCTGCTACAACAAGTACACTATGACCATGTTGTATATGATATGTAGCAAGCGCACTAATATATCGCCTATAATATTCGCTTTGCGTTAGTTCATTGATTTTTTCTACCCAAGGTACATTGTGCTTTAGCGCAATGTTACTTTTTACTAGATGTACTACTGGATTAATAGTATTAGCTTGTTCAGGTTTAAATATGGTCGTACCAAAATAATCCTGAAATAATACATGTTTGCCATCTTTTCGTTGCATTGTACCGCTAAGTGCCAATCTATATCTAGCATGGAAACTATCTATAGTTTGGCTAAATGTTGTAGCCGGACAGTGATGTGCTTCATCTAAGATTATAGTCCCAAACTCTTTGTTAATTTTATCTAAGTTTTTAACTATGCTTTGTACATTGCCAACTACAATAAAGTGATCTTCTATGTCAAAACTGCCACTGCCTATTACACCAGGGCTAATACCAAATAGTGCGCCTATTTCTTCGTACCATTGATCTCGTAGTGCAGTAGTATGTGTAATTACTAGTGTTTTTTGACCCCATTTACGAGCAATGTGTAGGGCTGTAAAGGTTTTACCCCATCCTACTAGAGCATTGATAAAACATGTATCTGTAACCTGATCGTATATTTTTTGTTGATCTGGTCTTAGATCATATTTAGCTGCTGGAAAAGGCACTGGATTAACTATGCGTTTGTCTACTATAGCATATCCTTCAGGAATTAGATCTGTACGACCCTGAGGCACACTAAGTATACCTGCACTATAGCTTTTATAATTTTTAATAGTTTCTACACTAACAAACTTTTTCGATCCAGTATTTTTATGAATTTTATAGGTAAGCGTATTCATAATAAATTTACTAGCTGCTGCACCTGGATTGTCCATGTAAATTCTATTACTAATAATAGCTTTCACACTAGCCTCCAGGTTGGTTTAATTGGCTCACTATAATATCCATATAATAAATTTTTACCACTATAGCTAAGTATTCCGGCGTATAGTTCAGTATCTTGTGGTACTTGTAGGCTTTTAAATCGCTCAGCTAGACCCTCAACCTCTAAAATACACCCAATGCCCTGCGCAGGGAAAACTTGTTTTAGCCTATGTGTAGCCAGCTTGGCGCGCCTGGTTTTTTTATGTTGAAATAATTGTCCGTGGCTGTCTATAAACCACGTAGTACTTTTTGCTAATTTTATTACATCTTGTAAAAAGTAGATAGCCGTACCTATAGGGTACAAGCTATCACCTATTTGTAGTCTACGTAGACCAAGCGTAGGTTTATCTATGTTTTTATCGTCTATTACGCGATAGTTGTTACTATAAACAACGGTATCTTGATCTACATATTCTTTGCGGTAAAATACTAGGCCACCCAACTGCTGTGGCTCACGTTCTCCTAGTCTAAATACGGGCCAGACTATTGCCGTCAACTCTATAGGTTTCCTCAAAGTGTCCAAAGCTATAGTCATCTCCAATGTCTTGATCTACACCAATAGGGAATCCGCTAATGTTGCAGCCCCAGTTGTACTGCGTATTCTTTTGTAATATTTCACAATATTGTTCTACATGCTCGGTCTTAACAAGTGCCACGATTGAGTCATGGACAAGCATGAAGATTCTTGCGTCAAGTCTGCACTGCTTAATTTCTCTAGCAGTTCCAATAGCTCCGAGTAGGTTAACGTCACTTGCCAGCGATTGGATTTCTGAATTAATTCCACTTCGTACTTCGTGGGCTGCGATTCCTTTGTCACTGCTGAATACATTAGGAAGCCGTCTTTTTCGGCCAAAAAACGAGTAAGTATATCCATTTTGTTGAATAAAGTCTTTGCGGGTATCTAACCACTGTTTAAGTTTTTTGAAAGTTGTAAAGTACTGCTTAATATCATCACGGGCACGTTCTACAGGATAGTGTTGACCTGTTGCTTTAGTAACTGTAACACTAACTTTATCTGCTCCACTACCATACAAAATACCAAAGCTAATAGCCTTAGCACTTTGACGCATATCTGGGTATAGCTTCTTTACCTGGTCAACTGGGCATGGTAAGTCAAACACCATTTTAGCAATACTACTGTGAAAGTCACCGCCATCAGTAAACACTTTTTGCAGATTCTTGTCTCCACTAAGCACAGCAGCATAATACATTTCAGCAGTTCTTAAGTCTTGCGAAACGATTTTATAGCCCTGCGGAGCTTTGATGCAACCTTTGATAATAGGGTCGTCTCTTGGTATTTGTTGTGCATTAAACTTCCCACTGCTAGAAAGACGACCACTAGTGGTAAAGATAAGATTAAAATTAGTACGAATCCTATCATCCCTATCAAGCTCAGGAAGTATTTTGTGTATATATGTGTTTTGGATTTTGGATAGCTTACGTACTTGTAGGATCGCTTTAGGAAGCTCATGTTCTTCACTTAATTGTTCTAAGACTTCTGCATCTGTGCTAATAGCGCCTGTACTAGTTTTCTTGCCAGTTGGTGTTAGTCCAACATAATCAAATAGTATACTGCGTAGCTGCATAACACTATTAGGATTAAACTGCTTGCAGTTATGTATCTCAAACTGTTTTACTTCATCAAAAGTGTAAATATGCTGTTTAGCTTCTTCAATCTTGGTAGTTAGGTAAGTATCGGCAAGCTCCATACGTTCACGACTAATAGGTATGCCTACTTCTTCCATGTCCATTAAGAATAGAGTACCTGGAATTAAGATTTCTGTGTATACTTTATGTAGATTAGCGTTCTTTTGAACAATAGGCCAAAACTTGTTAAATAACTCTAATGTAACTGCGGTGTCAATTGCAGCATATTCGCTGATAATATCAAACGGAATTAAGTCGTAGGTAAAGTTCTCGTTGAGCATACCATGTTGACGGCAATACTCTTTCTTAAATTCATCCAGTTTAGCGTCATAGTCACCATAATCGGTATATTTTAGTGCTAAATCTTTTAGACCATGACCATCAGTTTCGTCTAACACATAGTGCATAACCATTGTGTCATGTACTCGTGTACGGTCAAAGTCTAGGTCTAGATGATATTTTAGCATTTTATAGTCAAATTTCATGTTATGAAAGACTATAGTAAAGCGGCTGCAAATTTCTTTGAGTAATTCAAATGTACTCTCACCAATACAATCGCAGCTAATATATCTGCCGTGATTTGGCTTGTAACTCATGCTAATTCCTAGCACATAACCATCGCGTGGATATAGGCCTGTAGTTTCTGTGTCTATAGCTACTACACCTTGTGCATTTTCTAGTACTTCTTGGAAAAACTCATGTGCCTGTTCTTCATCATCAATGCCCGCAAAGTCGCCTTGCTTAACGCCCTTAACTTCACCATTAATATGTTTATGTATTTTGTCTAGGGCACGCTCAAAGTCTGGCTTTCCCTCTGGCTTAAATGCCAGCATTGCAGGATTGCTAATAGGTATAAACTTTTCGTTTACCAATTGACCGGCATAATTAGTAACGCTAGTAATTTTGGCATATTCTTTAGCCGCTTCTGCGCCTACCAAGATCACTAGGTCATAGAGATCAGTATCTATATCAAGATCAACATCTTTTTTCAGCAATTTAGTAATTGGCTTTGAACTCATGTGAAAATGCTCAAAGTCAAACTGAAAATAATCTTTATATCTGGTTCTATTAGGGGCTTTATCAATTACAGCAATTTTCATTGAATATACTCTTTTATACTTTGTACGTCTTGTTGGTCTAATTCACCAGGATCAACACCGTCTGGCAGTTTCATTATTTCTACTATAAAATCATCTTCTTCTAGTACAGGTTTTAGCTGTTTTGCTGCTTTTTCGCCTGCTTCATCGCCGTCAAATAAGATGTATATATTTGTAACACCTTGTGCTTTAAATGGCAAGAGTTTTTGTTTTGCAGTATTTTGCAATGTATTTGTGCCAAAACAACAGATTGCATTTTTAATTCCTTTGTCGTAAAGATTAAGCATGTCAAATACGCCTTCTACTAACACAATACTACGACTAGGTGATTCTAAATAACTGGGAAATAATGGCAGTTGCACTCCGCTAGGATAATTTATATATCTAGGGTTTACGTTACTTAGTGTATGTCTGCCAACAAATACTTTTATTTGATTAGTTACATCTCGTATAGGAAACACTATACGATCTTGTAGTTTTTCTACTTGATTGGTATAAAATGCGCTAAAATGTTTTAGTGTACTAGAACTGATTCCACGAAATGGTTTAGTCCAAGGAGTGTGCCCTAGTGGAATAGCTAATTCTTGTGTTGCACTGAGTTCTTGTAATTTCTTCTTGAGATTAGCAATCCTAAGTGGCACAGGATTAGTAAAGACCCCAAAATATTTAAAGATGTTAGTTTTAAACCCACAACTAAAACAATGGGCAGCACCACTAACACGATCGATTCTAAAACTAGGATTATTATCTTCATGCTCTGGATTTAAACATTTAATTAAGTAATCGCGGCCACTTACACTATAGCCTAGGCCGTTCTTTTGCAGTAGTTCTAGAATTGGATCGCTCATAGTTAGGTGTCCCAGGGTAAGTCTGCTGCTGTGTCGTCTTGTTTAAGATTTTTCTTTCCGGCTTTTTTAATAGTTTCTTTTTCTTGTGGTTTATCTATACTTTGCGGACTAATTCTAAGAGTTTCCCAATCTATTGGGCTGGTAAATTTCATCTCTTTTCCGCCACGAATTTTAGTAGTTTCAAAACTAATTGCATTACTACTTTTATCATGTGCCTCCATTACTAGCGCAATATCTGCGGCATCTAAGATGCCTTTGGCAAATCTTGCTTCGCCAGTTGCATCAATTTGATACGGGCTTACTAGCACAATTTCATACTTTCTAGCTAGATTTTTTAGTTTTTTCGATACTTCTATCTGAGGCTTCCAGTCGTACATATCAGCGCCTTCAATTACAATTTGATTTAAGTAGTCTACTACTACAACTTGCAATTTATCACCAAATTTAGCTTTGGCCTTGCCAATATGTAAATCTATGCTACTAATAGTTAAATCGCGGTCATCAACAATAATCATTTGATTATCTGATTTTAATTGGTGATTACGTACTAGTTGTTCCTCAAACTTGAATCTGTCGCGATGACGTAAAAAGTCTAACACAGTTTGATCTGCTTCTTGAAAC